GCGCTACCTCGAGAAGACCCGCGACCTCCGGCCCATCTACTACCTCGTCGAGCGCTTCCTCGAAGACCCCGGCGTGCAGCAGGCCGAGGCGATGGCCCAGCTCAGCGAGCTGGTGAAGCTGCTCCCCGCACTGATGAGCGCGGCTGGCGTTACGCCGGCCAATATCCCAAGGAAGCGCTGAGCCATGCCAGACCACATGGACCGCGTGCAAGACGCGGTGCAAGCCGCCACCGACGCTGCCGTTGCCCAGGCCACGGCGCCCAAGCGTGGCGCCTCCCATTGCGAGGAGTGCGGCGAGCCGATCGGTGAGTACCGCATGGCCTTGGGTGCACGCCTGTGCCTGGTGCACCAGCGCGAGGCCGAGCAGCGCCAGCGCTTCACCGCCCGAGGGTCGCGTCGATGAAGAAGCGCAAGGTGCCCACGCGCCACCTGCTGGCTGGCTATGCCGCGCTGTATGGCCCGTCGACCGATCGCAAGAAGGCCGAGGCCGATCGCCTCGCTGCCGACTACTGCCGCCGCGTCCAGCGCGGCGTGCCGCTGAACCCGCTGCCGGCCGATGGGCCGCAGTGCCAGATGTTTGTTGAGGGTGGAGCGGGGACCAGCCGGCGGTGTCCCCACGACGAAACAACACCGGCAGACGAGGCCAGGTCTTCCCGCGTGGCGGGCGCCAGCGTGATCGGCGACTCCCTGCCTGGTGACTCGTCGACCTATTCCGACGCGGCGTGACCGCCCCGTCTCCCCCATGAAGGAAGTGAGCGCGACACGCATGCAAAGCCCTACTGAACAGCGGTGGCCGGTTGATGGGTCCTTCCTAGCACCCCCGCACGCGGGTAATTCGGACCCCGATCACCGTGCACACAGCAGCGTCAGGAGTTACTGAACGTGGCGCTGGGCTCCAACTATGACGACGTGATGGGGCAGCTCCGCGAGGCGGGGCTGCTGGTCGACCACCTCGAGATCGGGCGCATGCGCCGGTGCAAGGTGGAAGGCGACCGGGAAAAGCGGGGCTGGTATTCGCTGCACGAGCTGCGCACCGACAGCGGCGAGCTGCTGATCGTCGGCAGCTACGGCGTGTGGCGTGGCAGCGACAGCAACACGCAGAAGGTCGAGGTGCGCAAGTCGCAGATGAGCGCCGACCAGCGCGCTGCGTTGAAGGCCCGCATCGCCGAGGACCGCAAGGCCGCCGAGCGCGAGCGTGCACGGGCGGCGGAAGCCGCGGCGCGTCGCGCGGCGGCGGGCTGGGCGAAGGCCGCGCCCGAGGGCACGAGCGAGTACCTGGCGCGCAAGGGTGTCGGCGCGCATGGCGTGCGCTTCGGCGGCGCCGGCGAGGTGATCATCCCGCTGCTCGACGTCGACGGCCGGGTGCACGGCCTGCAGATCATCCGCGCAGGCAAGGCGGCGGAAGCGTCGCGCCGTACCGCCAAGGAATTCTGGCCGGCCGGGCTGGCGAAGAAGGGCCACTTCTTCGTGCTGGGCTCGCCGGCGGCTTCGGCCGTCATCCTGATCGCCGAGGGCTACGCCACGGCCGCTTCGCTGCACGAGGCCACCGGCCTGTGCACGGTGGTGGCTTGGGACGCCGGCAACCTGATGCCCGTCGCCCAGGCGCTGGCCAAGCGCTACAAGCGGGCGAAGCTGTTGATCTGCGGAGAGGACGACCGCTTCCGCCGCTGCCAAGCGTGCAAGAAGCTTACGGTCGATCTCATCGCTGACCCCGAGACGTGTTCGTCTTGCGGGCAAGCGCACGGAGCAAGGAACGAAGGGATGCTCGCAGCGAGTGTCGCCGCGCTCGCCGTCAACGGCGCGTGGTGCGTACCTGCGTTCGCAGATGACGTCGCCCGGCGCTCGGCGTTCTTCGACAAGCAGCAGAAGCTGGCCGACTTCAACGACCTGCACCTGCTCGAAGGCCTGCACGTCGTCCGTCGGCAGCTTGAAGCTCGCCTCGCCGAGCTGGGCTGGGACGCGCGGGGCCGTGCGCCTTCCGCGCCGTCCACCACGCAGGGGGAGGGGGGCGCTTCCGCGCCGCTGAAGCCGCTGCAGGCCGTCGACGACCTGCTGCGCCGCTACTCGCTGATCTACGCGCACGGCAGCACGGCGTTCGATCACGACCTGCGCGTGCTGCTGTCGCTCGGCGATATGCGCGACGCCTGCGCGAACAAGTACATCCACCGCGCGTGGATGGAGCACCCCGATCGCCGGATGGTGCGCATCGACAACGTCGGCTTCGATCCGACCGAGCGCGACCCGATGATCACCTGCAACCTGTGGGCAGGCTGGCCGACCAAGCCGGCGCCCGGCAGCTGCGACAAGCTGCTCGAGCTGCTGCGCTACATGTGCTCGGGCGAACAGAACGCCGAGGCCCTGTACCAGTGGGTGCTGCGCTGGGTGGCCATGCCGATCCAGCGGCCCGGCACGAAGATGAAGACCACGCTGGTGATCCACGGCGGCCAGGGCACGGGCAAGAACCTGTTCTTCGAGACCGTGATGCGCATCTACGGCAGCTACGGCCGGGTGCTCGACCAGGACGCCATCGAGGACAAGTTCAACGACTGGGCCTCGAAGAAGCTCTTCCTGATCGCCGACGAGGTGATCGCGCGCTCTGACGTGCACCACGTCAAGAACAAACTCAAGGGCCTGATCACCGGCACCGAGATCCGGATCAACCCGAAGAACGTGGCCAGCTACACCGAGCGGAACCACGTGAACCTGGTCTTCCTCTCCAACGAGCTGATGCCCGTGGTGCTCGAGGAAGACGACCGCCGCCACGCGGTGATCTGGACCCCGAAGAAGCTGGGCCCCGAGTTCTACGCCGAGGTCATGGCCGAGATCGAGAACGGCGGCACCGCGGCGCTGCATGACTACCTGATGCACGTCGACCTGGCCGACTTCAACCCGGGCACGCCGCCGCCGAAGACCGAAGCCCGCGACGCGCTGATCGGCCTCGCGCTCGACAGCGTCGTGCGCTGGCACCGCGAGCTGGTGGCCGGCGAGCTGATCGGCCTGAAGGCCTCGCCGTGCCTCAGCGCGGACGCCTACGAGGCCTACAAGCTCTGGTGCGTGCGCAGCGGCCACCGGCCGGCGCCGATGTCGAAGTTCGTGCCGATGCTGGAGCGCCGCGAGGGCGTGGAGGCCGGCCGGGTGCGCTACCTGATGGGCCAGACCACCCACGGCCCGCATGGCGTCCTGCGCTTCGGCAACGCCGAATACGACGGTTCGATCACGGCCGCCAACTGGTGGGGCGAGCACATCGTGCGCTTTCGCCAGGGCCTGAGCGACTACCGCGGGCAGGGCGGCCACGCCGCCGGGAGCATCGAATGATCGCCCTTTTCGACGTGCGGGGTGGGGCGCGTGCGGGGTGGCGTGCGGGGTCATGTGCGGGGTGTTGTGCGGGGTCAAACCCGCGCCGTGCGCCGGGCTCGGCGGCAATGCGCGGCGGCGCGCAGGTGCGCGAGCGCGCCCGTGTGCCCGCACCCGCGTGCGTGTGTGTGCATACGCCCGCGCAAGCCCGCACGCCCCGCACGTGGCGCACATCGCGGCCCGCAGCCGGCACGCCATGCCGCACCGTGCTCGCGCCCGCGCACATTCTTCATTCACCCCTGTTCGTGGAAAAACAGGAGGCGGTGTCGTGAGTTCACTGCCCGCCCTGGCCACGCAGGCCGAGTTCGCCACGATCGCCGGCGTCCAGCGCAGCTACGTCACCGCGCTGAAGAAAGCGGGCCGCCTCGTGCTCGACGCCGACGGCAAGGTGCGGGTGGTCGAATCCCTGGCACGCATCGAGGCCACGCGCGACCCCTCCAAGGCCGCCGTCGCCGCCCGCCACGCCGAGGCCCGCGGTGGCGCCCTGCCGGCCGCGGAGCTGCCCGTCGACGAGGCGGGGCCGGAGCCGGAGAGCACCAGCGTCGGCTTCAGCTACTGGCGCGAGCGCACGGAGAAGGCGAAGGCGTTGGCCGCCGAGCGAGAGAACGCGATCGCCGACGGCAAGCTGCTCGCCGTCGACGACGTGGTCGCCCAGGTGGCGAACGCCATGACGGTGCTGCGCAACGCGCTGGAGCGCCTGCCCGACACCCTCGGGCCGCAGCTCGCCGCGGAGCAAAGCGAGGCGCGCTGCCGGGGCCTCGTCTCGGAAGCGGTCGAGCTCCTGCTCGAAGACACCAGCCGCCGCCTCGGCGCCATCGCAGGGGAGGGGGCGTGATTCTCTGCTCATTCTCTACGCCGGTCTCTGAGTTGAAGCCCAGCCAGCGAACGGCGGAAAACGTCCTGTGCTCGCTTCAGGTGAATCCGCTTATCTCGTGCTTCGACCTCAGCGAGCATGCCTGGCTGCGCAATCTGATTTGCGAGCTTGAGCGCTCTGGTCGAATCAGGGACGACCGTAAGGAGCCTTACCCGTGGGTGCGGTACACCGTCATCAGCGAGCGACATGCGCGGGAGGATTCATGACCGTCGCTGCCGCACCTCTGATCGCCCGAGCAGCGGCTCGGGCCATCGCCCCGCGCAAGACCCTGAGCGTGAGCCAGTGGGCCGACACCGAGCGCGTGCTGTCGTCGAAGGGCAGCGCCGAGGCCGGCCGCTGGCGCACCGCTCGCAACCCGGTGCTGCGCGAGCCCATGGACTGCCTGAGCGCCCGCAGCGCGGTGCGCGACGTCGTCTGCATGTTCCCGATCCAGCTCGGCAAGACCGAGATCGCGCTGAACTTTCTCGGCTACGTCATGGACCAGAACCCCGGGCCGACAATGGTGTGCCTGCCGGGCGAGGTGTCCATGAACAAGTGGATCGCCCAGAAGCTCAACCCGATGATCGAGGAGACGCCGGCCGTGCGCCGCGCCCTCACCACCACGGCGACGCGCGACGGCGCGAACCGCCGCGAGTTCAAGGACTTCGCCGGCGGCCAGGTCTACCTCGAGCACGCCGGCAGCCCGCAGCGCCTGAAGTCCACGACGGTGCGCAACCTCATCGTCGACGAGCTCGATGAGTTCGCCACCAGTCTTACCGGCGGCGACGACCCGGTGGCCATGCTCGAAGGGCGCACCAGCGCCTTCCCGGCCAACTACCGCCGCCTCTACATCAGCACGCCGCAGATCCGCGGCCTGAGCCGCATCGAGCAGCTCTGGATGAAGTCGGACCAGCGGCGCTACCACGTGCCGTGCCCGGACTGCGGCCACGAGCAGCCGCTGGAGTGGGGCGGGCTGCATTACACGCCAGACGGCCGCGAGTGCTGGTACACCTGCCGCGAGTGCGGGGCGGTCATCCAAGAACACCACAAGCCGCGCATGCTCGAGCTCGGCCGCTGGATCCCGGGCAACCCGGAATCGGCCGTGCGCGGCTACACCGTCAACGGCCTCTACTACCCGATCGGCCTCGGCCCGCGCTGGCTCGACCTGGTGCGCATGTGGCTCGACGCCCAGGGCGACCCGGCCAAGCTCAAGACCTTCGTGAACGACCGCCTCGCCGAAGCCTGGGAGGACCCGGCCATGCGGGCGGTGAAGCACAACGTCATCGCCGACCGCGCCGAGCTCTACCTGCTTCGCACCGCGCCGCCCGGCGTGCTCGCCATCACCGCCGGCGTCGACACGCAGGACAATCGCCTCGCCGTGCAGATCGTCGGCTGGGGCCGCGGCATGGCCAGCTGGGTGCTCGACTACATCGAGCTGCCCGGCGACCCCGCCGAGCCCGAGGTATGGGCGCGGCTCACTGACCTGCTGAACCGCCCGATCGAGTCGGCCCTCGGCACGCCCATGGTGGTCGAGGCCGTCGCCATCGACGCCGGCGGCCACCGCACTGAAGCCGTGAAGACCTTCGTGCGCGACGCGAAGGCCCAGAACCGCGTGCGGCGCCCGCTGTGCATCTTCGGCGCCGTTCCGAACAACCACCCCGTGCTCGGCAAGGGCAAGCCCGTCGACATCAACTGGAAGGGCCGGCTCGACAAGCGCGGCGTGGTCATCCACCACGTGGGCACCGTCGCGTCGAAGCACCTGCTGTACAGCCGCCTCAGCACCGACGCCGAGAAGCCGGCCGATGCCCGCCTGGTGCACTTCAGCAGCGAGCTGCCGCGCGAGTACTTCACCGGCCTCATCAGCGAGACCTACAACCCGGCGAAGAACCGCTTCGAGAAGCGCGGCGGCGCCCGCAACGAGCCCCTCGACACCTGGGTGTACGCCTACGCCGCAGCCCATCACCCCGAGCTGCGCCTCTACCGCTACACCCGCACCGACTGGGACACCCGCGAGGCCGTGCTGCGCCAGCGCGCCGGCCTGCCGCCCGAGCCGGTCGACGCCGCCCAGGCAACGCCCGCCGCGCCCGTCGTTGCCTCGCCGTTTTCCCCAGCGCCCGCGCCCCGCGCGGCGCCCCGTACCTCCGCCCGTCCCAAGCCCCGCAACTGGTGACCCGCATGCGCCGATTCGCCGCCCGCCAGCAACCGCCCAAGCTCGCCGACCAGCCCGCGCCTGGCGAGGCCGACGTGATCAGCGAGATCGTCGACCACATCCTGGCCGGCAGCAGCCGCGAGCAGGTGCGCCACGCCTTCGCCGGCACCGTGGTGTATGTCAGCGCCCGGCCGCGCTTGAGCGAAAGCCAGAAAGCCGCAATCGCGCAGCAGCTCCAGCGCGAGCCCGTGGCCGTGGTGGCTAAGCGCTTCGGCATCACGCCGCGCCACTGCCGGCGCTTCCGTCCCCGCACCAAGCCGCGGTCGGAGGGGCTGTGAGCACCGTCGCCGCGCGGCGATTCATCAGCGACGACACGGCCCGTTGCGTAGGCCGCTTCGGCCTTGGGCCAGACGACGAAACCTGCCGCATCCGGCACCGCTGCCTGCGCTACATCGCGCTGCTCGAGTGGCCGGAAGGCGTGCCCATTCCGATACGCATCCATGTGGCCACCGGCCTGTGCCGCAACGGCGACGACTACTTCATCGAGGGCGAAACATGAACAGGAAGGGGTTGCCGGCCCTGTACAAGGATCCCTTCGCACGCCTCGTCCTTGCGTTGCTTAAGCCGCGTCGGGCCGGCGGATGGATTCGCGTGGAGGATCTCGCCCATGAATGCCGCATGGCGAAATCCACGGTTCGCCGAC